CTAAACAATCAAAACTTACATAGTTCTAGAACGTCTGACCATATAACACAAACATACACATTTTATTTTAATGACTTTTACAGCCTTCCAGGGTAATAACGTAGCCGATGGGTCACGTACCCCGACTCAGAGTTACGATCAGTATCTCGCTACAGCCCTGAAACTTTTCTCCGGAGAAGTATTTACTGCCTTCAACGACGCTACAATTTTCAAAGGACTTGTTCGCAACTACTCCCTTCGTGGTGGTAAGAGCAAGCAGTTCTTGCTGACCGGAAAGCTCGATGCGGGTTACCACGTTCCTGGAGCACCTATTCAGCCAGCAGCTGGCCTGAAGTCCAACGAGAAAACAATCTTGATGGATGATCTTTTGGTCTCCAGTCAGTTTGTTTATGACTTGGATGAAATTCTTAGCCAGTGGTCCAGTCGCTCAGAGATCTCCAAGCAGATTGGTGAAGCTCTTGCAATTTTCTATGATGACCGTATTTGTCGTGTCCTCTGTAAAGCTGCTACTGAAGCCTCTGTTGTTACTGGTGAGCCTGGTGGCTTCCAAGTCAACATTGGTTCTGGCAATGTAAACGATGCTCAGGCAATCGTAGACGGTTTCTTCGAATCAGCAGCCGTGTTAGACGAAAGATCAGCCCCTCAGGAAGGCCGCTGTGCTGTACTTTCTCCTCGTCAGTACTACAGCTTGATCTCTTCTGTAGACACAAACATCCTGAACCGTGAGATCGGTAATACCCAGGGTGACATGAACAGTGGTAAGGGTCTTTACTCTATCGCTGGTATCAAGATCTACAAGTCTAATGTACTTGCTGATCAGTATGGTAAGAACGCTACAGCTAACGCTGAAACGGCTGGTGAGAACAACGACTATGTTGTTAATAACGCCAACCTCGCTGGCCTTGTCTTCCACCGTGAAGCTGCTGGTGTTGTTGAGTCGATTGCTCCTTCCATCGAAACAACTTCTGGTGACTTCCACGTCCAGTACCAGGGTGACCTGATTGTTGGCAAGCTCGCTATGGGCTCCGATTCTCTGCGTACCTCAGTTGCTGGCTCCTTGCAAGCTGCTTGATAATTAATCCTTTGGCCCTTCGGGGCCTTTGGACTTCCCATTTCCTAAGTAAATTAATGGCAACTAAATTAAACAAACTAGCAGCCGTCAATATCGTGCTGTCTAATATTGGTCAAGCTCCAGTAACAACCATTGATAATGACAATCCTATGGTTTCAATGGCCTCAAACATTGTTGATGAGGTAACTAACTCTTGTCAGTCAGAGGGTTGGGTCTTTAATACAGAGTGTGATTATCCTTTTACACCAGACATAAAGGGTGAGATTGAGATCCCTTCAAATGTACTCCAACTAGACACAGACTATTACAGTCCAGTAGAAGCAGTTATACGTGAAGGCAAGTTATACGACAAACGTGCCCACACTTATATCTTCGATGGTAAGCAAGAGCTAGATGTTATTTGGCTGATCTCTTTTGATGATATGCCTGATGCCTTTAAGCAGTATGTAACTATGCGAGCTGCCAACTTATTTGCAGGTCGTGCTGTTGGTTCTCCTGAAGCTGTCAAGTTTGGTGAGCGTGAAGAAGCCCAAGCTAGAGCCTCAATGTTGGAGTATGAAACCACACAAGGTGACTACAACATGCTAGGTACAAAAGATAATAGAAACTACCCAACTTACCGTCCATCATTTGCAAGTCTTAGGTATTAATTATGGCAGCAGTTTCACAGAAAATCCCCAACTTGCTTGGTGGTATCAGCCAACAACCAGATCCGGTGAAGCTGCCTGGTCAAGTCAGGGAAGCTCAGAATGTTTATTTAGATCCTACCTTTGGTTGTCGTAAGCGTCCTGGATCCATATACATAGCAACACTGGCTGATGATATGCCTGATGATGTCAGGTGGTTCTCTATCTTCAGGGATAATGATGAGCGTTATGCTGTTGCTATCTACTCCAACCCTTCTCTTGTTATTAGGGTTTGGGATTTAAATGATGGTACAGAGAGGGCCGTAAGCTTTACTGAGAGTGCTACAGCTTACTTTGGTGGTGCTACCCAAGATACTATTGAGCAGATTACGATTGCTGATTATACGTTAATCACCAATACAAAGGCTGAGGTGTCAATGAACACCGACACCAGTGCAGCTGCAACTAAAGAGGCAATTGTTACTATTGATCAGGTAGCTTATAACTCTACCTATAATATTGATCTTTCTAAGGATGGCGACTCAGCCCCTAGTAAAGTCTATTCAGCCACAGGTCTAGAGGTAATACCTGGCTCTTATGAAGTTGATGATGGTGGAGCCTGCTCGAATGTAGCCGCCGAAACCTTTACCCAATCATCAGGGAGTAAGTCTGGACTTACTTTTAGGTTAGTTAATCAGTGTCAAGCTTACCTTGTTGGTGGTAGCCAGATCCAACGTAAAGTAAAGAGGGTAGGCCCAATATTCCCACCATCTAACCTACAAGGAGCCAGGGCGACAACACAGTTTGATGGCTTTAAGGGTGACTGGATTATTGGGTTTCCATTGTTTAAATGTGAGCCTTTTGATGCTCAATGGCAGGCACGAGAATCAAGGGTAGGCGAAGCAATCACTGATGATTATGGTGGAGTAGTAATCATTGATGAGGAAGATGTTCGAGCTTTCTCTGATGCCAAGTACATGTCACGCTATAAGTGTGACGTTCAACTCCGTAATGGTGGTACTGGTTGGAGAACTGGGGACACAACTACAGTAAATATGAATGGTAAGAACTTTACTGTCAGAGTTACCAGTGATCGCTTTGTCTATGCCTATAACAGTGCTGGCTCTGCTAACTACACAACCCCTGCTGATACAGATGGTGGTGTCCTAGACATTGGTGCTGTAGTAGGTGGTCTTGTTAGTGGTCTTAACGCCATTGCTGACTTTGAGGCAGAGAGTGTTGGTAACGTTATCAAAATCAAGAACACAGCAGATAGAGATTTTAACCTAAGTGTTCGTGGTGGTATTACGAACAAAGCCATGACGGCTATCAAAGGTATTGCTCAGAATGTTGCTGACTTACCTAATCAATGTTTCGATGACTATATAGTAAAAGTCAATAACACAGAAGAAGCTGATGCTGATGACTACTACGTTAAGTTTGAGGCAGAAGCCCCAGGCATCCCTGGAGCAGGCTCGTGGAGCGAAGTAGTAGCCCCAGGTATAAAGACAACCATCAACAGTTCAACGATGCCACACGCCCTTATAAGGCTTGCTGACGGATCTTTTACTTTAGATGCTCTGAACTCTTCTAATGCGTTTGGTGGGTGGGCTCCTAGAGAAGTAGGAGATGAAACAACAAACCCAGAACCTACCTTTGTTGGTAGGAATATCTCTAATATGTTCTTCTTTGCTAATCGCTTAGGGTTCTTATCTGCTGATGCTGTGATTATGTCGCAGCCTGGTGACTACTTTAACTTCTTTTCTCAATCAGCACTGACTGTATCTGATGCTGATCCTATTGATATAACAGCATCTTCAACCATACCAGCAATTCTAAAGGCTGCTGTAGGTACTCCAAAGGGTTTAGTTCTATTTGCTGAGCGTAGTCAGTTTCTTCTGTCTGCCCAAGAGCTTGTGTTCTCCTCCTCTACAGTTAAGCTTACTGAGATTAGTAACTACATCTATAGATCTGATGTCTTACCCCTGAATTCAGGTATCTCTATTAGCTTTATTTCTGAAGGTGCTACCTACTCCAAAGTGATGGAGATGGCGGTGGACTCTGTAGAGAACAGACCACAAGTAGCAGACATCACAAGGGTTATCCCTGAGTACTTACCTCCCAACTTTATCTGGGGTGAGGTTCTTCCCAATAACAATATGCTTGTTTATGGTGAAGGTACTTCTGATATATTTGTCTTTAAGTTCTTTAATAACGGAGACGAGAGGCAGCTAGCAGGTTGGACTAAATGGACCTACCCTGCTCAAATCAAATTGTTTGCTGCAGAAGATGACCTGATATACATGGTTATGTATGATGGCTCAAAGTATATTCTTTGTGATTCTGAACTTACAGATGACCCTGATGCTGCTCCTCTTGATGTAGGTTTTTCTAAGTTCTCTCCTCGTATTGATGTAACCTTAATTGATAGCTATCTGACGGTTGTCCCTGAACCTGGTAGTATTACTTTATCTAGGGTTTATATTGATCCCAACGCCTTTGTTGCACAGAACACATATACCTTAATCAATGTGTCAGGACCCTTTAAAGGTACTTTTGTTGAGCCTGAGGTTTTGCTTGATGATGGTGCTCCTTATTTGCCTGTAGTCAATGACCTCTGTGTTGCAGGTCAATATGTAGTTGGCTGTCGTTATGACACCATTGTAGAGTTGCCTTCTATCTTTGTTGCTAGAGACAATAAATCTGACAGGATTAATATACCCCAGGTAACTTCTTTATATTTAGAGCTTTATTACTCAGGTAGTTACCATGTAACTGTCTCTAAGCTTGGATACGCTGATGCGACCAAGGTCATTGAGGTTACTCCTGCCAACGTATAT